CAAAGGCTTCAGCAAGCCCTGTAGCCATCTCCTTGGCGTATTCCAAGTTAGATGACATGATCTCCAACTGACGCAGGGCTTCTTCCTTGACCAGGGTCTCATTGGCTTGCTGACGCGCTTCAGCCAGAGACTGTTCGGCTGACTGGATCTGACCAATGGCGTCGAGTTCAATCTGGGTGCGCTCGGCACGTTTAACGGTCAGTTCAGTTTCGAGTTCCGCCTGCTTGGTGGTCAATTCAAGACGCTCGGCCTGTTTCAGCTTGTGCGCGTCTGCGGCATCGATCTCCTGCTGAACACCGGCCAATTTGGCGTTGACCGTTTCGATCTCTTTATCCAACCCTGCCTGACGCAGATTGGTTTCCTGATTGATGGACTCGATGATCTTGGTTTGGGCTTCTTCAGAGATAGCCAGACGCACTGATTCGCTTTTGGTCGCACGAATCTTGAGTTCTGCAATGCCTTTGATCTGGTCAGCCTCAAGATCAAATCGCTTCTTGCTGTTGTTGGCATTGGCCGCAAAGATTTTTTCGGAATTCTCCGCCGCGCTAACCTGGGCATCGATAAGCGCCTTGAATGCCGCCAGAGCATCCTTGGCGTCTTTTGCGGCCTGTTTTGCATCACCACCGCCTGTGCCCTTGGGTGTAAGTTGCGGCTGAGTGGTCGGCTTGACATTGGGCTTGGCGGCAAGATCCGCAATGGGAACATTGCCCCGACCCAACTGCATCAAGCGAGCCAACTCGGGGTCTGTACCGGCGGCTTCAGCCTGTCGGCCTGTGAATGCAAGATACGCATTCGACAGGCTGTTAATCATGTCGATGTATTCCGCGACCGCTCCTTTTGTACCCGCCATCGCTTGTGCAATGGTGTTGATGACGGTGGCAAGCGATTGGCCTTTACCCTCAACGCTACGCAAAGACTCAGCCAGATCCAGAATGATGTTTGCAAACGCACTGCTTGCACCGCTTGCGTCATCCGCCTCACCCACATATTGAAGAAAACTGTTGCTCAACACCGCCATCGAATTGGCGATGGTCGGCACTTTACGCGCCGCTAAGGCTTCAAACTCATCGCCCAGTTTGATGGTCGCGTTAATGAGCATTTCATTGCTGATGGCCTGCTTGGAAATGGCTTCCTTGAGCGAACCGTATTTGGCAATGATGTCGGGGAATTCTCTCTGCAACCCACGCCACAAGGCTTGGTTGGAGTCGATGATCGTGTTCATTTCTTCCATCTGGACCTTCGGCCCGGAGATGGCTTGCGCGAACTGACGGAAAGTCTCTGCGGCGTCCACGGTGTTGTTGCCACTGATGAGCAAAGACGCGCTCAAGGAAGAAACGATCTTGGCTGTGTCAGCGGTATTGCGGCCAAGTGATGCAACGATTGGATTGAACTTGGCATACGCCGAAGCGACATCCGTGACGCTTGTGTAGTATTTGTTGGCGATATTAAAGGAGTCTTCAAACGCCTTGTTGAGTTCTTTTTGGGAATACGTTGCGATATCCAACTTGGACTTCATGTCCGTGTAGGCATCAGCGGCTTCCGTGGTGGCACTGGCGGTGTCACGCAAGAACCTAGCGATTTCAATGCCGACAAAAAGAACAAACGTGGAGCGAACGTATTTAGCCGCATCGCCCAATTTGGTCATGGCGGTGTCGGTAATTGACGCTTGATTGGCAATGCGATTCAGTTCTTTGGCGATGTCCGGGGAAACAACTTGTTTGCCGCCCATGCCCAGCTTTGCGCCAAGGCCCGAGGAGTCAATTATCCCTGCGGTGTTACGGTATTCGTTGCCAAGTTGCTTGACGGCTTTAGTCGCGTCAGCAATTTTATTGCTTGCGTCAGAGGAGGACTTGCCCAAATTTTTGAGTGAAACCTCGGCAGTAACCGAGGCTTCGCCCATTTCTTCCAAGTTTTTGGCCGCAGTCAGAGCCTGAGTGGAATCAACTTTGACGTAGATCGAATAGGTTTCGCCACTCATTTTTTCTGGCTCCGTTTTCTGATTTCTTCCGCTTGCACAGACATATAGGTCGCATCAAGCGCCATGATAGCCTGCACTTCTAGCGAATCTGGAACAACTCCTGTCAGTTGGGACCAAGATACGATTTCGGTATAGCTTATCGGGTTTTGGCCGAAACCGTTACTAGCGCGAGTTCGATTGAGTTCAAGGAACCATTGCCAGCAATGAATCACGGCTTCAGGGGGTTTGAGTGACTGATATTCCTCTGGCATCTGGCCGGTGGCTCTGAAAATGCTATTGGCATGATCTCTAAGCCGACTGCCGTCTTCTTGAGGGGCGTCTAACTCAAACTCCCTTCGTCCGAATTCTACCAAGTCACGAATCAGTTCTTGGTAAAGTTTCCCAAGTTGTTTGACGCCTCAAAAATCTGTTCCCTGATTTCTGAGTTGTTGGTGCAAAGGATAAGCGCCGCTTCGGGGCTATAGGCTTCTGCAATGCCACGCCATCCGCAGACACGGATAGCCGCCGCTTCGATGCCGAACTGTTCGTCATCTTCGATCAGTCGCTCAACTTCCTTGCCGCGCTTGGCCGCAATGGCTTCCTGTGTACGGCGACGATTAAGCGTCTTTCTGATCCATTCCTGTACCTTGGGAGCCTGTGATCCCAAAACGCTGATATGGACGCCTGTAGGCCGTCCATCGGGGCGAAAGTATTCAAACTCAAAAGAGTTTTCACTCGCGGCGACCAGATTAAGATCGTCCAACGAAATTCCTGTGGTTTTATTCATGTTCGGTTCCTGTTTTAACAAAAGGTGAGCGGGGGCGTGTGAGGCCCCCTCTCGGTTACTTGCGACTTTACGCCGCAGAGTCTTGCACCATGATGGTTGATGCGTAGTTCGCCGCAGAAGCACCGCCAGCGGTGTTCTTGAGAGCAACGAACGGGAAGGTGCGGGTCAGACCATTCTGGCCGTCACCAACGTCTGCACCACCCACCTTGACTCGGCTCATCTGGAAGCTGACAAAATCAGCGGCCTTGTCATTGGAAGTGGTCATCACAACATTGACTGCGACTTCCGTTTCGTCAATGAAGTAGTCGCGGAAGACTGCATCGGTGAAGTAGACCGTCATGTTGCCGGTTACGCCAACAGTGCCTTGGAATACGTCAGGGCGGTTGTTGGAACCAACCACTGCGTCAGCCGCCACCGTGTTGCCGTTGACGTCAAAGTCAATGGCGGTAACAACTGCAACCGCAGATCCACCAACGAACAGAAGCCCGTTTGCGCCAGCTACAGCGCCAGAAGTGCTAATAGATGACGGAGAGGTAAGGATCTGTGATGCGCCGGTTGACATACCAAGACCAACCAACGGGAAGTTGACGGTTGCAAGGCCCGTAGCCGGTACAGAGACTGCGGCATTGGTGATGCAAACGTCAGAGAAGACTTCCGACTGTGAGATGTCGCTGAACCAATGTTCGACGGTGTAGTAATCATGCGTCTGAGATGACTCAGGAACATAAGACACCTTGCCTGGTACTGCAACAGTAACGCCAGTGACTGAAGTGGATTCATTGGCGAGAGCCACGCCATTCAGAGGGCTGACAGTCAAAGTGGTTGCGGTTACGCCAGTTACGAGAAGATTCTTGCCGGTGTTAGCCGCAACGAGCGTACCACCAGAAAGACGAACCACCATGCCGATCTTAATGCCAGAAGTGAGCGGGTTGCCGGTCTGGAAAGTAATCACGCCGGTAGAGGCTACCAGCGTGATCGCTGAACCAGTCATGGAAGAAACAGCGGTGAAGTCCTGACGCAGAACTGATGCCATCAGATCCTTGTAGGTTCCCGGTGAAACTTCACCCGCGATTGAACCAGTGACCTGCTTGGGGCCATGACGGTAGTCCGCGATCTGCTGGTCAGGACGGATTTCCGCTGACTGGTACGCTTCCTTGGTCAGGTTGATCGTTGAACTGGTGCGACGAAGCTGTTGACCACCAGAGCCAGAGGCCGGTGAGCCCAGTCCAGATTGCTTTTTGTAAGCAAGAATCTTGCTTACGCCTTGTGCGATATTTGCCATTTGTGTCTACCTCTTACGAAGGAAAAATGTCTGCCGAAAAGTAGATCGTGACCGGAACACGGTAACGATCTCCATCAATGATTGCCGGTGCAATCGTTGGGGTGCGATCAATCAGAACATCAGTACCGCCTGACGATAGACCCAATCCACGCCGAAACTGGTCTCTAACCAATTCAGCCCTCGTTGCCGCCGCCTTCGGGCCTGTTCCCGGTGGATAGCACAACAAAACCTGCATAAATCCTGTGACCCGATACATGGCATCACCCAATGTAGGATTCTCGGTTGCAGATAACAGCAAATCGACTTGCTGATACGGTGTTCCTGTCACAGGAGTATACGGCACTCCTTCCCATGCTGTCGCAAGGGCCGGTGACATGGCATTCAACCTAGTTTCTAGTGCGGCTCTAATGTTGACGATGCTCATGTACTTTCACCCAAACCGAAGCGTTGAATGGCAATTCGTACCATACCCTTTGGTGCTTGGCTTGAATGACGCTCATATTCTAACCGCCGTATGTATGGCACATTGTTGGACAGATAGTTGATTTCTCCGGCCTTAACCGTAGCCAAAACATCTGCTATAGGTCCCGCGCCAGTGCCATCAATACGATCAATTTCATTCGGTATCGGAACGCCGATAGAACATTGCCAATTTCCTCTTGCGCGTCCACCAACATACCCATCAGGTTTCTTGATGTCCATGCTATCGTTGACTTTACGCCCTTTCTTCAACCGTCCTGCTTTGGTTAGGTTGCTTGGATCTTGGCGCAAGCGATAATTTTCATCTGAAACGGCCCGGTTATACGCGGCAGACTGATGGTTTATTTTCCATAAATCTGGGTTGCCTACCGGGGTGGTTAGAATGATAGCCTTAAACAACTCTATCGTTCTGCCACGGATATCCTTATCGATATCACCGTTCATCTTATCGGTGATGTCCTTCATGCTCATTTACGCACCTGTGAGACGTAGATAGCCGCTTGCTCACCTGACCAAACCGTTTCAACAGCAATGACCGTATACACATCTGAGCCGACTGTGAATCGATCATTGGGCTTGGGCTCTGTGTATCCAGATGCAGGAGTTGTGACCTTGCGATCACCCTTTTCAACCAGACCGGATACATAGTCCACGCCATTGAAATCTTCAATTAACGCCTTGGGGATCTCTGTTGACGTACTGCCTGATGACAATTCACCCGTAGTAGGGTCATAAGTTCCCTCAGTCACTTTCGTCAAAGTGACGCTCTTGCCAAACTTATTCAGCAGTTTGAGTGCAGTAGCCCTAGCCTTTGCGTCAAGTGCGGCCATTAGGTCCTCATCAACTTTACTTGATTTGCACTGGACGCAAAATAAATGCTCAAACTGTTCTCGATCTGCAAATACCGCTTGAATTGTGGGCTGAACTTGTCGTATTCCACTTCAATCGGCCCGACCTTTTCGCGAATCGTCTGCTGACTCTGATCTTCCAAAAGAGTTTCAGAATTGGCTTTCAGCGCAAGATCAGCACAGGCATTCTTGACCTGATTGGGAACCACATCAAAGTCAACATACTCAGGGTAAGCATTGACTGAGCAAATGTCCCTAATAGGAACATAGATTCGGGGCCAGTCGAGCGCCTGCGTGTTGACGTACCTGTAGCCGTCCCAGCGGAGGCGATAAACCGCCACCATGTAGTCAGTCGCAATACGGAGCAGTCGTTCCTTCACGGCGGTTGTAAGTGCCGCCCAAGCAGTATTGCCTCTGTTGCTGTGGTAGGTGTCCGCATCCGCTACGCTGATGTAGCTTTCTGCGTTGTCCTTACCCGTGCCATCTTCAACGATTAGTGTCATTCTTCCACCCACTCAATCATGCCGTA